ATCAGTACCTGTAAATCAGAGTGATGTAGTAGTTACACTAGAAGTAAGTGTGAATGAACTTAATGTAGTATTCGCGGGATTACAAGAACTGCCTCACCGTGCAGTCGATGTGCTTATTCGTAAGCTCGTGGAACAAGCACAGAAACAAGTTAACGGATAACATTTTAAATGGCAACTCCTTCTTCCGGCGCTATCTCAATGAATAATTTTAGAACCGAAATTACTCGGGCAACCGGTTCGTCTATTAGCATGAATGAAGTAAGAACCAGATACGGCAGTACGGGTGCAATATCCTTTAGCCAGCTTTATAAGGTTGAAGGATTCACTGCTAGCCCTGCTAATTATGCTGTTTTTAATAAATATGTTGACACAAATCTTGATGGGTGGTCTTATCGGGAATTTGCCTTTGGCTCTGTATCTCCCAATGAAGCTAGTGGGATACAGGTCGCCGCCAATTCTTTTATAGTTTCTATGAATTCACCCGGAGGAGCAAGCGCGGGCGGCGAGCTTGCCCTATATGATTCATCTAGCGGAATTTCCGGCAATAGTTCAACAATTACTTCTGGTTTTCAAGGTACTAATATCTCTAGAATTGTAACAGCAAATACAAGTAGGTCTATAACCGGATCGTCTGCAGTTTCTATTTATTATACTTATGATTGGCCTACCACGGGAACAATACACTGCCTTGTACAGTTTTAATATGTCTATGAAATTTAGACTAGCGTATATTACACTTATGCAATATCTTCCTATTATATTAGGATTTGTTTATTTTGATAAAATAGTATCATCGAGCATTATGTGGTGGATTGTATCAGTGATATTTATTTTTATATTAACTGTTTATGGATTCAGTATAGGGCAACATCATACATTTGCTCATAAGACGTTTAAATTTTCAAAAACGATAGAAACGGCTTTGATATATGTAGCCACATGTGCAACTTTGGTTTCTCCTATAACTTGGACTATGGCACACTTTGCTCATCATAAATTTGTTGATACAATAGACGACCCACATTCGCCAAAACATCTTGGGTGGAAATTGTTATTTTACTATAATCATAATACTAGAAATCCAAGTTTATTACCAGTTAGACACTTATTGAAAAATAAAATACAATTGTGGGTAGATAGCAACATTGGTTATTGGACTACTGTCTTGTCTTTTCCTATAATTTGTTTTTTGATAGGGGGAATAAACGGATTATTATTTGCTTGGGCCTTTCCGATGTTTTATATATTATGGACTGGAATAATATTTACATTGTCCCATTTTGGTGAAGACAATGAACATGGTAATAAATCAAAAAATAATTTTTTATTAACAGTGTTTAGCTTTGGAGACGGAGATCATAAAACACACCACTTAGATTGGGCTCATGTAAGCAAATTTCATGCTAACTGCGCAAAAATAATTCAATAGGAGTTTATGATGTTTGTTTTTCAAGAAATTAAGAGTATCAACGAAGTTGATTATGACAATCTTTTTTTAGAATCAGAAAAAAGCTTTAGTTTAAATTTTCCAAACGATTCTTTGGTTTCTTTAGAAGAAAAAAAGAATTTTTATTCTATGCAGTTAATGCGAACTGGTGATATTGATGACCCTCTTAAAAAATTAAACGAGACATATTTAATGTTTAAAGTGTCTTTGTATGACAAAGATGTAATGTTTAAAGGTGGATATATTGAAGTTGATGGAATTACGCATCGAGGACACTGGTTTTTAACAGCAAATGGACCGGTAATACAATCTAAATCTTGGCTGTATACTCCCGAATTCGATATTGCTCAAAGAGAATTTTATGCTCAATATGGAATTACTCAGCATAAAGTTTTAACTATGACGAACTCACCTTTATATAAAATGTTAAAAAATAGAAGCCATTATGTTACATCTAATAGTATTGTTGATAGAGCATTTATTGTTAATGAGGAAACCTATTCAAACCGTATTATAGGTAGAGATGATCTACAATTTGTTATAATGACAATAAAGCTGTAATGAAATTTTTGTTGAACGTTGGAGCAGAAAAAGCAGGTACCACCTGGCTATATAATTATTTTCAAACACATCCAGAATTTTATGATAATGGAAAAGAATTGAACGTAATTCAAAGAGATAATTTGGTGCCAACTCATTTTATGAGGGCTGACTATAAATCCAATCTTAATGAATATTTCGATGATATATCAAAGATTAATAAAGTTACTGGTGATTTCACTCACTATGAAGGATCAACTGAAAATTTATTTCGATTGTTCAATGAAGCATTAGATGTTGTCCCAGTTTATATTATGCGCGATCCTATTAAAAGAGCTTGGTCAGCCTGGAATATGCTAGGAGGCGGCGCAGATTTTGATATGCCGGCACCTGCCTTTTTTGTTACGCATAATTACTTGCAATGTAAATATAAAGAAACAGTCGAAGCTTTAGATAACGTATTTCATAACCCGTTGTATTTTTTTTACGAAGATTTTTTTAAACAAGAAAATTTGAATCATATCTGCAAAGAGCTAAAGATATTTGAACACCCGGGTGAATTTACTAAGATACATAATCAAGGTAATTATGTTAAAGACGGCATTCCAAAAAAATTCATTGATAAGTTTGTTAACAAAGAAATAATAAATTTTATTTTTGATAGATTTAACACTGTGCCTTGGAATTTAAATGATTATCAGTAAATCTAGATTGACTCAGCCGATAAGAGATATTTTACTAACAGCAAAATATTTTAGTACTAAACCTACGTCGGCGACTGATTTATCAAGCTATTCCAATTCCTTTGTGTGGAATAGTCCTGTCAGCTTAATAGAAAAATCTATTATCACTATGTTAGATAATGAGAAATATAATTATAAAAATAAGTTAATAGAATATTGGTTTCAGCATCAAATAAAATCACAGGGCTTAGAACCTCATTGCGATTATAATCATATTATAAGAAAAGAATCTCTCACGCAGGATGGTTCTTGGTTACATACGTGTAAAAAAACTGATATTATGTCACCCGTCACAATATCATGTTACTTACAAACAAGCATGAGTGGCGGCGAATTGTGCATTTCAGATCAAACGTGGTTTGACTACGCTACTCCACTATCAGTAAATTCCAATATTATTAAATCATTTCCATATAAAATGTATAGTCCAGAGGTTGACGATATTTTTTATTTTAATGGTAGTAAGTATTTTCATTGGATTAATCCTGTATTAGAAGGTGAACGAAAGAGCATGCAAATTAACTTTTGGGATAATGATAGTCTCAAGCCCACTTAGTTCCATTCCTTGAACTGTATTTTGTTTCAGGATCGTATGCTGCGAAATCTTCATAACGAGGATCTCCAGGTTCAGCTCTCTTACCGATACTATACTCGCCAATATGATTGACGATGTGATGACCTTCTTCTGTCTTTAGCTTACACGTTTGCATTCCAAGTTGCTGCAACGATTTTGCTACAACATACTCGCTTAAGTTCTTCTCACCTACTGATTCAGCATGAGGAAGATCTACTATCGCGCGTGGGAAAACGCTAGCCAAACTCCAAAAATATGCCTCAGAAAGCTCGCCTCGATATTTCCCGAGTGTAATGTCTGTTTCATACGCCTGTGTTTCTTTTTCAAAGTCATACCACTTTTGTCGTGTCAAACATACTTGAGAAACATTTCGATAATCGTGCAAAATCTGAGTCATATCTAGCATCTTGATTGGGCAGTTAAATGTGACATCATCTTCAGATAGATATACGTAATCATAATCTCGTTCTCTTAGGAGCTCAAAGGTTTTATTCCACACGTATGGTAAACCCATATTTTGTTCGTGTAAGAAGATCTCGGTAAAGCCAAAATTCTTGGCTAATTCGAACATCGTACCGTCGTGGCGACCTTTTGGCATATCATCGATAAAGATGCCTTCGACTTCGCATCCGCTAAAATCTAACATGTCACGTTGTGACTTGAGTGTCGGAATCAAATACTCGAGTCGATTCGTTGACCATATGATCTTACAAACTTTCAATGAACTTGCTCCGTATCAAAGAAGAACGTTTGGAAAAGCCGCCCATCATATAGATCTTTACCAAAGTAATCGAGGCTTGCGTGGAAGAGATCTCCGCTATAAAGGACCAATCGATTGTATTTGTTGCCTACAACATCGATTCGATCCCACTTAGTATAGTCATATGCCTCGTGTTCGTTCTTCGGAGCTCGATATTCTCCGGTTTCTTTGTGTCTATAGATACCAGTGCCTGCAGTATAAGGAGCATTCGGTGACAAGTAGCATACACCAGCCCACATACTCGTATGATCACAGTGGATCCACGTTCTATCTGAAGCGATAGCGTATTGAAATGCGCCAGTATATCCTGAATCTTCGTGCCAATTGGTAATCTTTCCAATTGGATTCATCCAATGCTGAATACAATCCTTGACGTCTTGCGTCATGAATGAAGGTGTACGTTTTCCTGGATAGTTTCCTGTGACGCTAAAGTCTTGTGTCAGAGCAAAAGCTCGCACCGCATCAGGATTAATATAGAAATTATCAATAATCATTAAGTCTAAATTCATAATATGCCAAGTCCTCTCATAGTGTAATAATCATATTTATACGTCTTATAAATAGCCGGACGCATAAATATAATAAAAGAGGAACACGATGGCCACTCCTACCACAAAATCAGAATTTAAAGAGTATTGCCTTCGTAAGCTTGGCAAACCAGTTATTGAGATCAACGTTGATGAAGATCAGGTAGATGATCGTGTCGACGAAGCTATACGCTATTGGTATGACTATCACTTTGATGGATCTGAACGAGTATACTATAAGCACGCAATTACAGAGAACGATGTAATCAATAAGTATATTACTCTTCCAGAAAATATCATTGGTGCAGTTAGTATCTTCTCGATGGGAGATCCGTCCATTCGATCTGACGATCTTTTTAACATTCGTTATCAGATTGCACTCAACGACATTTATACTCTTACAAATGTATCTCTTGTTCCATATTATATGGTGATGGAACATCTTGCGCTCATGACAGAGCTTTTAGTCGGCAAACAACCAATTCGATATTCGCGACACAAAGATCGTCTACATGTCGACATGGACTGGAATACAGTAAGAATAGGAGAATTCTTACTTGTAGAAGCTTATGAAGTCATTGATCCAGAAACTTGGACAGATGCATATAATGATCGTTGGCTTCAGAACTATGCTGCGACTCTTATTAAAGAACAATGGGGTTCGAATCTCACAAAGTTTTCTGGAATGTCTTTGCCCGGCGGCGTACAGTTTAATGGAGAGAAAATCTACGACGATGCTGTCGCCGAAAGAAGAAAACTCGAAGATGAGATGATCTCTGGTTATTCCCTTCCGGTTCTCGATATGATTGGATAATACATGTCGACCAATTTCTATTTCAACAATTTTAAAAATAGTCAAGAACAGATCTTAATTGAGAATCTAGTTCTCGAGTCTATTAAGATATATGGTCATGATGTATTCTATTGCCCTCGAACAATAGTAGCAAAAGACGAAATATACGGTGCTGATGCAGTATCAGAGTATAAGAATTCTTATATGATTGATATGTATATTCGTAGCTACGAAAGTTACGAAGGTGACGGGCAATTCTTGTCGAAGTTTGGGCTTGAAATTAGAGATCAGGTAACGTTCACAGTCTCTGTTCGCAATTTTATGGATGAAATCGGTAGCATAGAAATGATTGATAGGCCGCAAGAAGGAGATCTTATCTACCTTGCAATGGCTGATCGTTTGATGTATGTTAAATATGTCAATAAAACTCCCGTCTTCTATCAGATGGGTGCAATTCAGATGTATGACCTTGTTTGCGAAATGTTTGAATATAGTAGCGAGAAACTCAATACTGGTATAGCAGCAATCGATGACATCGAAAAAAATCTCAGCTTAAGTCTCGACGCATATGGAATTATGACTACTGCTGGTTTGCTTCTGATTACACAAGAAGGAGATCTTATTATACAAGGCAGCTATGACTTTGGTACGCAAGCGGGCGACTCGTTTGAAGACAACACAGAGTTTGAAACATTCGGCGATAGCATTCTCGACTGGGAACAAATCGACCCATTTAGCGAGGGCCAGATTTAGTGGTACACTACTCAGCATCAAAATTGCTGCGGGCTAAATTTCGCATGGAGAAAGTATAATGTTTGGAAGAACATGGAATCATGACAGTTTAAGAAAATATATCATTATATTTGGAACTATATTTAACGATATATACATCAATCGACTGAATTCGGGCGGAGAAGTGCTTCAAACGCTCAAAATTCCTTTGACATATGGGCCAAAAGAAAAAGTTTTGGCGAGGCTCGATCAAAGTCCAACTTTAGGGAATAAAGTTGGTGTTGTTCTCCCTCGTATCTCGTTTGAGATGACATCAATGGAGTATGATCCTAGTCGTAAGCTAAATACTCTGAATAAGTTAACGAAACAATCTGCTACTGTTGGAACTGATGATGAAGTGAAGTATCAGTATCAACCTGTTCCATATGATATGCAGTTTGAGATGAACATCTTAGTCAAGAATGCTGAAGATGGTACGAGAATAGTAGAACAAATCGTTCCTTACTTTACACCAGATTTTACTGTCAGTGTTAACATTGTTCCGGAAGTAGATAATGCTCGTGACGTTCCTATTATTCTTAACAGTATTTCTTCACAAGATCAATATGAAGGCGATTTTACAGAAAGACGAGTATTGACATGGACACTCAGCTTTACAGTAAAAGGCTGGTTGTATGGACCGACGAAGAAATCAAAACTTATTAAGCATGCAGAAACTACTTTTAGACTTCCAGAAGATGCAGTTACAGGAAATAGCATAAATACTGCTAGTACTTTAGTAGTCACGTCCCGTCCGGGCTTAACAACTGCTGGAGGCCCCACAAGTAACGCTTCTGCAAGTATACCGTATGATGAAATTATAAGTACAGACGACTATGGTTTTATTAATGAAATTACAGAGAATATCTAATGAGCAACGATCTTGATAAATTTTTAAACATTGCCGCCGGAAATAACTTGCCCGCGGTGATAGAAAAAAAGATGAGTACACAAGTCACAGCCGACTTTGATTTTGCCCGCGAAAACATGACGGAAGTGATTAACAAGGGACAAGAAGCACTCTTTGACTTGATAGATGTGGCTAAACAAAGCCAGCACCCTCGCGCTTATGAAGTTTTGGCAACTATGATGAATACTGTGGTAGGAGCAAGTAAAGAATTGCTTGAGCTTCAAGCCAAAAAAAGAAAAATTATGGAAGATGATCCTACTGCTTCTCCGCAGCAAGTGACTAATAATCTTTTTGTTGGATCAACCGCAGAATTACAAAAATATTTAAAGCAAAATAAATCAAATGAGCAGTGAATTTTATCTCGGTAATCCGAGGCTTAAAAAAGCCGCAGCAAAAGTAGAGTATACTCCAGAACAAGTTTCTGAGTATATCAAGTGCTCTGAAGATCCTATTTACTTTGTCTTAACATATTGCAAAATCGTCAATATCGATAAAGGTTTAATAATGTTCCCGCTTTGGGAATTTCAGAAGGAAATGATCCTTTCGTTCGAAGAGAATCGTTTCGTTATTTGTAAGATGCCTCGTCAGGTTGGTAAGACGACTGTTGTTGCTGCTTATCTATTATGGAAGATTCTCTTTAACGAAGAATACTCTATCGCTATTCTTGCCAATAAAGACAGACAAGCTCGAGAAATTCTTGGTCGTATTCAGTTGATGTTCGAGCATCTTCCAAGATGGCTTCAAATGGGTGTGACAGAGTGGAACAAAGGTAACATCAAGCTCGAGAATGGATCAGAAATCCTTGCTTCAGCTACCTCGTCTTCCGCTATTCGCGGTACTTCACAGAATATGGTATATCTCGACGAGTTTGCCTTCGTTCCTACCAATATTCAAGACGAATTCTTCGCTTCGGTTTATCCTACTATTTCTTCTGGTACATCATCGAAAGTTGTAATTACTTCAACTCCAAACGGTATGAACATGTTTTACCGTATTTGGACAGAATCAGAAGAAGGTAGAAATGCATACGCCCGAGTAGATGTTCATTGGTCACAGATTCCTGGACGCGATGAAGTATGGAAAGAAGAAACCATATCAAATACGTCTGAAGATCAATTCAGACAAGAATATGAGTGCGCCTTTCTTGGATCTTCGAATACTCTGATTCATCCTACGAAGCTTCGCAATATGGTCTATAAACAACCAATTGCTCAAGCAGATGGCGGACTGAAGATCTATGAAGAACCAGAACCAGACACTATCTATGCAATTGTTGTTGATACTTCTCGGGGAGCAGGCGCCGACTATTCTGCATTTATTGTAGTCAATGTGTCGACAATGCCATATCGACAAGTGGCTGCGTTCCGAAACAACCTAATATCTCCGCTGATATATCCAAATATTATTTATGGTGCTGCAGTAAAATACAACGATGCATTGGTTTTAGTAGAAACAAACGACATTGGACAACAAGTAGCAGATATTCTACACTATGATCTTGAATATGACGGTGTGCTTGTCACTGCAAATAACGGCAGATCAGGACAAAGTTTGTCAGGAGGTTTTGCTACTACTACACACTATGGCGTCAAAACATCAAAGCAAGTAAAAAGAATTGGTTGTGCTACTCTCAAAACTCTTATCGAGGCTGACAAGTTCTTGATTTATGATTATGATACTATCTATGAGTTGTCTCGCTTTTCGCTAAAGAATACTTTGAAAGGAAATCAGACATACGAGGCCGAAGACGGCAATGATGATATGGCTATGTGTTGTGTTCTCTTTGCTTGGTTGACTACTCAGCCGTATTTGAAAGAGATTACAAATATAGATATCCGGATGCAGATTTATGAACAAAATGAAAAGATGCTTGAACAGCAGATGCTACCGTTCGGTTTAATGAGTACAGGCGATGACCAGCACGATGAAGAAGTTAATGAATCGTTGCATGACGGCGGACCAAGAGATGATTTTTGGGTAGCACAAAAACGCGGGTTTTTTGAAGGCAATTTTTGATATGAAAGACGAATATGGGCTCAATTTCTATTAACCGAAAATTATGATGAATTATTATCTGAAAATCTAGATTCTGCTAGGAAAAGATTAAATATACGATTGCCTCGTGGTTTCGTAATCAAATCGCCTAATTTGCTGAAGTTATAAATAAAGTAAATGCAACTTACATGACTAACCTTTAAAGGGAGATAACAATGGCGTTTCAAGTCAGCCCAGGAATTAATATTTCTGAAATTGATCTTACAACTACTATTCCGGCACTTGCGACTACGGTCGGCGGTTTTGGTGGAGTATTTCGTTGGGGACCAATCGGAAAGTTTGTTCTTGTAGATTCAGAAAATACACTCACAAACCGGTTTGGTAAACCTACCTCAGACAACTACGAAACGTTCTATACTGCTGCTAACTTCCTTTCTTATGGAAATGCTTTGTATGTTTCACGTGCTGCTACTACAACAGGTTTTTCTAATACCTCGACTATTACGG